ACTTGTACTCATCAGGAAACATCAACTCTCCTTTGCCTGGCAGACTCAGGCTAATGGCTTTTTTACAGGTGCAGTTGTCTTTAACTTTTCAGACATAGACTTTGTTGCTGCATTGCCATCATCATCTTCAGGTGCAATGCCTGTTGCGGCCATGATCGAATAACGCCTGGCATAAGTTAAGGCCGAGCCATAACCTTGAGGTGTCTGCTTATCAGCGGGTACATGAATCACACCCCCTGACATCTGCTCGCCACTTTCATGTAAAAAAATTGTCTCAACCCTAATGCCTGACTCTGCATCATGAGTCTTTTGTATCAGTGCTAATCCATGATTGTGTAATGCATCTAGTACAGCTTCAATACAACCCGCCAAATCTACATACTGACTTCTAAAATGCGGATTGGTACTGTTCTTTAGTGCGGGTGCAAATTCTTTCTGCGCTTGCACAAACGCTTTAGCAATCTCCGATGTTGTTGTCATTGTCTTTCTCCTCAAAATAAAGTTTAATAATGTCTTGCCTTTTACTTACATCTTTTACATTGCGATACAACACTTCTAAAAAAGTATGAGTATCTTTTAATTCATAATCTTCCATAGTTATAACTCCCTATCGCGTATGCGAAGTTTAGATTGTCGGATAGTCCTGGCGGGTTTCGCGGGGACTAGCTTTTGTGCTTGCGCTTTATAATTAATTACAGGCCATGAGATTTTGTAACGCCCTGAAACAGCATGTTGATTGTCTCGCATAAAATTCATAATCTGAATCTGATGTAAGTTAATCTGCTCTTCCAAATCTTTTATCATGTCTCTAAATTCAATTATCTTTTCAGCATAATGCTCGGCTTCAGGTATCTCGATCTGATCCTTGTCAGGCTGATCGAAAATAGATGAAGCTTCAGCGGGTGTTTTAATGTCATACCACTCGACCTCATCATTGGTTTTATACTTATCTAACCTACGCTGAAAGTCATTAATAGCATCATGTATTTGGGCCAATACATCTACATCCCTTTGATAGACAAAAGTCCGTAGAGTTGTACCACGATACAAGACACACACTGCACCCCAGGTCGCACCTACTGTATCCATCTGCATTTGCAGCTGTAGTGGGCCACGATACAAAGGTAGGGAATCTGCACTCTCTACCTCATGAGCAGTTAGTTTGGCTTCGACAATGCCTACGCCCTCTAACCTTATCTCATCCTCATTGACACAAATAATACCCTTATCTAGGTCAGTCATGATGATTGAATCATTGCCTTTGACATCACCATCTAAACTACATGCAAATGGCAAATCTTTATGAAAGTAAGGTTCAGGATGTTTAGTCGTTAAATCTTTGACATCTAATCCTAAACGCTTACACGCTTCAACCAAGATAGTTTCCTCCAAGGTATTGCCCCAATCCATTGATTCATTAGATATAAATGGTGGTTCAATCCCTGAAATAATATCCATCTTTTCTTTTAACAGTTCATTGACTGTTTTAAACTTACTAGCACCCATCAATACAGGTATCTCGGATGCTGAAAGTTGGTCGTTCGGTGTTACTTTTCCTACCATGTTTACACTCCCTTTTTTAGGTTATTAAAGTTCTGTTGAAAGGCCATGATTAACTCATCCTTTACCTCTTCATCCATTTGGCCTATGACTGCATGCGGGCCAAGTTCTAGCACGAGTTCACCAAAATCTCTAATGAGAAAATGTTGGTGCGCTTCCTCTAGTTCTTTTTGTTGCTCTAATGCATCGATGTTATCTTCATCAACACCTTCATCTCCATCCCATTCATTAGTACCTTGATTATCTTTCATTACTCTACCTCCACATTGCGTTCTTCAGCCATTAACATCTCGCAAAACATATGCTTGGCTATCTTTGTTGCTTCAGCACCATCTTTTGCTTCGACCTGTAAATCCCTGGTCACTAGTCCACTTACTTTGATATCAAAAATCATTATGCACCCTCCCTAAATACAGGGATACATGACAACTCTTCCTTGTTAGTGAAAATTGCGCCCGCTTCATTGCCTTCGTCATCTGCGCTTGGGGTTAATATAGTGCCATCATCTAAAAATATTTCACATGGCTGATTGTACCAACCATGTATCCTTTGACTTTCTGAAGGCTCTAACCACTCGACCTTTACAATTCTGCGACCTACTAAATGCTTTGTTACTAAATCCAACCATTTTTTACTATCCATTAGATTTCACTCCTTTGATTAAAAATAATTTCAGTTCGTCTTGCTACTTCTCGATCGAAGTCTTCGCCTTGCAAATTGCAAGACTCATCATTACACAACTCTTCGTGGACTTGTGCAAAAATGTCTAGTTTGATTTCATCATTATCCTTCATTGTTTACCTCCCAATCATTATCAACTTCAAAGTCCATCGCCCATTCAAAAAAATCAGCATCTCGATCTTGCCAAATATCTGCAAAATCTGAATCATCATTTAATAAAGATAAAAATTCAGGATACAACCTATGTCTCTTCCTGGCATTTGTAGTGGGTTTTACAGGACTATAAATAAGATGACTTAAATCTATTTCAGGATTACCTTGCCTCCATGTATAGATTAATGTTGGTTTTGTTATGTAAACATTTAAGTTACATATATCCCACCAATGAGTGATGGTATATTCAACGCCATCAACATTGATGTAATGATGCCAATCATCCTTCAGTTCCTCTTTGGTGAAATTGTACTTTTCAGGATGTTTAAGAATATCCAAGACCTTGGCTTCAATCTTCCAATGTCTTTTGTTAACGCTTGGTATATGAGTTACTTTTTTCATTGTTTATTTTTCCTTATCAAAGTTTAAAATAGGTATCTCAACCTGACTAAATTATATAGCACAAAGATATCTTATGTCAAACACCCCTGTTTATAAGGGGTTTCAGACATTGTTAATCCTCCAAGTTTTTTAAATTATCTTCAATCCATCCCATTGCAGTCGCAATTTCGTTCCATTCATGGTCAGGAAATTCATGTTTTTCAAGTGCTTCCCATATAACATCAGTCCACGAATTCACACTTGAAAACCTTAAATCTTTTAATATCTTTTTATCCATTGTTAGTCCTCCTTTAATATTTCATTAATATAAAAATCTCCGCCCCATATTTCCGTAGCATCGGTGCTTTCCGTAATTATCATGTTTTTATATTTATCACGGGCTTTCTCTTCTGTTGGTGCTTCGATTATTTCCTCAAAATGAGTTGTTAAAGTTGTTATTACTTTATATCTATTCATTGTTAGTCCTCCCCTTCTATTTCGCGTATCTCAACCTCGTCTTCAAAGGTCGAAGAGTCGCAACCTTCTAGACCGCTTGTGTGGGTGTCTTCGTCCGAATAATCCGCATCATCAAACTTCTTTAATGCTTCTTTTTCAGTCTCGGCCTTAATTACCACTGTTGTTGTCGTGTAGTAATTTTGAACAGTTTCAATTTCAAAAGTTTTCATTGTATATTTTCCTTTTAATAGGTTATAAAAAAGGTATCTCAACCTTATAGTTTGATCATCAAAAAATGACAATCCCAAAAGGCCCGAACGGATCAGGCCTTATGAGTTAACACTTTATTTTGATTTTAGCTCTATAAATATAACTTGAATAATACCTAACAAAGCGAAGGCCATTGTTAAAAAGTATAAATCGAGCCGTAATGCAAGCGCGCTCAATATTAAGAACGCGCATATAATAATTAATTGAATTATGCGCATATTACGCCCCCTTTGTAAGAATAAAATTAGTATCAATACCCGCTTGTATTTCGCCCTTTGAACCTTTCGCGTATAGGGCCAGTATTGAGTTTTTATCCTTTGTAAATGTTAGGTCGTTATCGTCCCCGCTTAATACCTTACGCCCGTGAAATTGAAGCGGTATTGTCTCGGCCTTATCAAAGACAACGGCAATTCTTACGCCTTTATCAATTGCTCTTTTATTGTACTTTTGAAATTCAGGCGCGCCCGAATAGCTAAAGGTTAAATCATAATTAGAAGGAAAATCATTTAACCCGTTTTTACTATCAACCCTATTTGGAATTTTGGTATAATCCATGAATTTTACTTCGGGGAAAAATTCGAAGATATTACGATAATAATTATCTTCAAAAACAAAGCCGATATTTTCCCATCTAATATCAGAAGTCCCATTCAATCGTATAAGCGGGCGCAATTCTTTTTTAGCTGCTTTTTTGATTAATGCGCGTATTTCAGTTATTAATTGATTGAAATATTCGGCCTGATTATTTAAATATAATTTGGTTCGGTTCAATCTTGCTTGCTGTACATTTTGAAATTTCCCGCGCCCCGAATAATATAGACAAGATTTTATACAGCCCGCCTTTTCGGCCATAGGGCAAATATTCACCCCGCTTGTATTATAGGGCGCGAAGTATTGAATACCCGTTAAATATCCGTATTTGGTATTTTTCGAGGTCTTCGCGTTCGTATCAATGCTTAAAAGTTTCATGATATTTTTACCTTTTATGGTTTATAAAATGATTGTTAAAATAACAATCTCATAAGGCCCGAAAAAATCAGGCCTTACAAGATTAATACTTTATATTACGAATTTATATCGATTAAATTCTAGCTTTGAGTCTTCGATATCTTTTAATAATATTGATAACTGTTTTTTACTATATTTATATCTTGATTGTAGTTTAGTTATCAACGCGGGTTGATTATCAATTAAGTTATAAAGTAATTCTGTATTAAATACTATTAATGATAATTCGCGTTCGTTGTATTCTTTTAAGTTAATCATTATTTAACCCCCTTCATGTAAGATTTTGCAAATTCAATGTCTATAATTGGCACTCTATCCGCTTGAATATTTGCTTCAATTTCAGAATGAAAATTATTTAAATATTGTAACGGCTTCGGGTCGTCTTCAAGTACCCTTGTAAGATATAAATCTTCGTAAGTATCCGAAGTGTCAAAAGAAACTTGATTATCGCTTAATAATGTATGGCTGTACGTCCAGCCGTTAGCACCTTTATAATAAGCGTCAATTACTGTAATTTGATTTTCAGGATATATTGCTTCGGTTGTCTCGTCCTGCTTAATTAAGTTTTTCATTTTTATGTACCTTTTAAAGTTTATAAATACCGCCCTATTCGGTCGGCTTGAATGTAGTTTAGCAGCGTTAAAAAATAATTGCAAATATCTTAATTAATAACGCGTTATATTGTGAGTGTAATTCGCAAGATGTACATATCATATTAAATGAGTATTGATATAAGCTAGTTAAAAAAGTATGTATGGCATTTATCCGATAATCGACCAGGGCGCAATTATTACTTGTGGATAATACTGTGCATAACTTGCCCTATTTCTGTGGATAACCCTGTGGATAACTTGACCTTTGCCCCCCCCGTACCCCCACTGCATATATAGGGTATCACACACAAATTTTTGCTGATAATCTCAAAAAACTGTCTATAGGAAAATGTTGACTGACTGATCGTTACGATATGTTTTAAGACATGTCTTTATAAAGACTAATATGACAACATATTATCGTTACGATATTGACCTACCCTGATATTTAAAAGCGACATAA